TGCATAACTAGTAACGAGTCGCAAATGCGCGGCACTTGTAGCAATAAGTAGCTACAGTAATTAGCACCAGCATCTCAAGAACGGGCCGACCAGCGACGCCACGTGAAAGATGTTGGTGCTTTTTTTTTCATTGAAAACGAGGACGATGAGATGATGGGAGTGGTAGTTCAATCGGTTAGAATCCTGGCCTGTCACGCCAGTGGTTGCGGGTTCGAGTCCCGTCCACTCCGCCACTTAAATTAAGTTTTAATTCAAAATTCTATATATAAGGGAGGTATTATATGACCGAGATATATTCACACAGAGTACACATTGACATACCAAAGCGAGTCCGTAATCGTATTATTGCGAATGTTCAAGCTATCATTGAACAACATGGTGATAATCCTGATCATCAAGAAGACATGATCGAAGATCTTATTGATGTTGCATATGACTCGTATCACGTTGGATGGCAGGCGGGATTCATTGATGACACTCAACCTGAGCCTACAGAGCGTCATGAGTCTATCATGGAAGCGCTTGAAAAGCTTAAGAGTACTATCGATGAAGGCGCATCATTTCATTACGGAGGTACAAAATGAGGTTCATACCAGAACCTGAATGGCGGTTTAACGAAGAATCTTTTCGTAATGCTCATAGTTCAGAGCGATCACGAAGGATACGCAGTAACCTTAAACGTTTGCAAACACAACGAAGGAGAGCAATGTACAATGCGCAAATACGCGACGCAACGACTCATAGCTAAAGATGTTCCAGTGACACTGAAAGGACTGTTTGATGGTCAAAACCTTCGCTTTCGTGGTCGTGGATCACGTGTTAAAGCTGTTGAGACTGTAATGAAGAGCAGAGCTCTTCGCAATAAGTATGGTACGGGACGTGGATTACTAGCAAGATTCAATCAAGATCTACCGCTTGAATTCGCTGATCGTATGTCTGTATATTCAAGATAGGTCGTCAGAGCTTAAGTCCAGAGACTACCCCCTGGCATTGCCGGACCTACCGCCCTGAGCATGGCGCTAAACTGCTCCTTTTTTATATTCAAATAATGGAGCACAACGAGACAATGTCCGAATCACCATGTGATACCTGTCACAACTATTGGCTATGTATGGAGGGATCAAGAGCCTGCCCAGATTTTAAGTTATTCTATGATACGGGTAAGATCACCCATCATGACCGTTCACCTAATTGGTACATAGACCTACCACCATATACCATTACCGTACGAGAGTTATCAGAGCGGTGTGGATTTGGCAAAGAAACTAACAAACTGAAGCACTGGCTAGGCCTGAAGGTCTTTAAGTTGATAGAAGATCCGCTTGGCTTTTACTTCTTGAGGCATTTAGATGGCGCAATCGAGGATTTACACGAAGGAAAAAGCAGCAAAAGACTACGCTACGCTAAAGCTGCATGCAGCCAGGTGGTGTTGGAAGCGAAAGTTCGAGAAGGTGCCTCCCGCACACAAAATCACTTGGGAAGAGTGGTTCAACGAGAAATGGGGAGAACCATTACAACAGTACGCAGCGACGAAGATAGCGGCGAGGAGAAACAAGGAAAATGGGGAAAACTATCAGAACTAATTTGGTAGCTAAACACTCCGAAAAGTTTAACAAACCTAAGACAGTCAGAGACAGGAAGAAAGACTACTATAGGCCAGATGTTAAACGAGAGTTCGAAGAAGCTATTGAAGATATGGGATTTGATGAGCACAACAAGAAAGATGCTATTATTACCCAATACCAAGATGATCTAGCGAGGAGTCAAGAGGATGGTTGGCCATACGAGGATTAGACATGGACTGCGATACGTTTGATTGCATAGTTGAGGTATTCGAGCAGCGAATGCTTGAAGGATGTATAGCTAATGAGTTCAAGTGTGTGTATACTGAAGAAACAGGGGAATTTGTAGCAGAGATTAACGGCAAGTTTTATGTTGCTATGATCAGGGAGAAAAAATGAGGTACAGAACCTTACAAGATGCATATGAGGGTATGCGGTATGAATTGAGGATGAATGGCAGTGAGGTTGTGGCCAAGTCCTCCAAGGGAGACAGCAAGGCAATAGAACTACTCAATCAGAGTATTACTATTGACGACGTCTGTCAGATTAACATATACAATCCAAAAAGGAAGTTCAATGTTCGCTACGCTTTACTCGAGTTTATGTGGTATCTATCGAAGGATCCAGCAGTTAGAAATATTGGGAAAGCAGCCTCTATCTGGAAAGATATTGCTGATAGCGATGGTCTCGTACATAGTAATTATGGCGGTTGTCTTTATCGCGGCTGGGATAGAGTTATTTCTGAGTTGGTAAGATTTCCTGAAACAAGGCGAGCTGTGATAGCCTTGAATCAGCCTGATACAGACTATGGTGGTAAGGATGTACCATGTACTATGTTTGTTCAGTTCTTTATACGAGATGATAAGCTTCACATGATATGGAATATGAGGTCCAGTGACTTTGCATTTGGATTCTGTAACGATGTAGCTGTAGGTATGTTATTCATGCAGATGATGAAGAACGAGCTCGAAGTATGGAACGACCACTTTGTAGACTTAGGTTCGTTCACGTATAATGCGACATCGTTCCACTGCTACGACCATCATTGGTCTTTAATCTTTGATGATTATACTAATGAGGTATACGACAAGTATGAGTTGCGTCAACACTTAACATGGCACCATGCCCTACAAAACTTGTTATACCTTCCATCTCGAGATATGCCATTGGAAGAAATGTGGGAAAGAGTTGATATATTTGAAAAAGCAAACTTCGTAGGAGGAGGATTATGAGTATAGACAAGAGCATACTGTTAGACGCACACAGCATCGTATATAAGGATGCGGATGGACATGACTATGGGTCATTTGACCAGAATATGCAGGATGCGTGTAACTTTGCTATGGTGGTGACAGGAAATCAGGTAACGATAGATATGGCGTATGCAATACTGATTGGTCTTAAGTTCGCAAGAGAGAAGCAGAACCATAAAAGAGACAATATGGTCGATGTGTGTGGTTACATGGAGGGTTGGTCAGAGTACAAAGAAAAGCGGGCATGGGCAGAGGCAAAGAACGAAGCAGAGAGATGGAATGATCCAGAATTGCATGCAACAGAACAACAGAAACGGGAGGTAGCAGAGGATGGCGATACACATAGACATAACGGTGGACGAGAAGAGCGAAGCACAGGCAGCATTCCAATTGGTCAGCTTCCTTAATCAATTGGATATGACAGGAAAAATAGAAGCTTCATGGGAAGATCGTAAACCTATGTCTGTTACTATAGATTGGTCGGGTCGAGTAGAAACTATCAAGGATCATGTAGAATGAACTTACCACAAACACTTAGATTTTGTAAGATACGGAATGTACAGTCACCTAGTCGCGCACATCAATATGATGCTGGTATAGATTTCTATGTACCAACTGATTATCGGTCAGAAGGGATACAACCAGGGCATTCAGCGAAAATAGCGAGTGGAATTAAGGCACACATAGAAGTCGGTATGGCCTTGGTAGCTTTTAATAAGTCTGGAGTCGCTACGAAGCACGGGCTTCAAGTCGGCGCTTGTATCGTAGATTCTGGTTATGAGGGTGAGATACACCTGCATGTAATGAATGTAAGCCATCGTAATGTATTCATACTGCCCGACACTAAACTGGTGCAGTTCTTGTATCTACCCATTGCTCTGCCTCAGATCATAGAGGTTGAAGCGCATCGTTTATTTGACATCCAATCACAGCGAGGCGAGGGCGGTTTTGGAAGTACAGATGACTTCGGTGGTTGGGATTACGGTAAAGATATTTCTGTTGGTCAAGAACTGTGAAGCAGTATAATATAAATGATGTAACAGAAATAGCGGAAGCTATAAAATCGGGAGATCGTGTAGAGAACTATATAGGCACTGTAATTGATGGGTTCTTTTGGTTTCCTGACGAGATGCAGTGGGCTGCTAAATGGCAGAAAGATGAGAAGCAAGACTCTCCATATGATTACTTTGCTATGCTGTTAGATCCAGATGTGTTTAAAGATACAGAAGATGAAGAGGAGATAATGGCAGGAATAGAGTATTGGTGGCATAGGAGTCAGATATATGCAGCAGCATACTTGGTTAATAATAAACCTTTGGTAGCTACAAGGTACACTGAAGATATAGCTAATGACAGTTTAAAGGATCTCGTAGCTATGCAGCATGAAGTGCAAGAGGCTTTCAAAGCTGAAGGCATGGATATAAAAGCTGGCAAGCCTCATGATATTTGGATGGTTATTAGAACAACGGCACAGAACATACATAACAACGTACGAGGGATACATTGAAACAATCAGAAAACTTTTGTATCTTACCCAATAGCCTACTCCCGGCTATGAGTGAGCTAAGCAAGGGAGAGATCAGGGCTCTGATAGGTGTTCTATCCTTCAGAGACCCTAACAGTACTAATCTAGCATTTCCGAGTATAAATACCATAGCTAAACGGTGTGGTATGACTCCAAGCTATTGCAGTAAGCAGTTGAATCGTATAGCAGAACGAGGCGGTATACTCAAGATCAATAGGCGGTTTAATAACTCTAATACTTACGAGTTCGTATGGACAGGGTGTACGCCCCCCGTAGAGGGTGTGCGTGAGCCCCCCGTACACGTACCGCTACCTAATAGACCATCTAATAGACCACTATCTATAGGGGAGTTTTTGAAACTATATCCCAAACCATCTCCACCATCCGGTTGGCAAAGCTATATTTGGGCTAATGCAACTAAGGAATGGAAAGACAAGGGATTGGAAGAGATTAAGGATCAAATATATTTGGACATACGTGACCGCGTACAAAGAGAGTGGCGCGATGTGGAATATTGGCCTAATCCAGCTACCTATCTCAAACAACAGTGGTGGAAACAACCTATGGAGGGTCGCACGACGACCGACCGCGAAACATCTGATACGAGGTATTTCTAATGAGTAGATATGCAAAGATAATGCTTGCATTGGCTGTAATCGTAGTATTGTTAGGAATGTGCACAGGTGGATGAAGTAGCATGGATGTACGAGAACGATCCGGCTCGGATGAAACCAATAGAGGAAACACATGGAGAATTTGTCTCACCCATATCGGAAGACTTACTTAAAGAGATCTGGAACTATATACAAGACGGAAATAACATGGTCGGGGATACTCTTCCCTGGGAGTCGGACTTTAGATTCAAACCGAAGACTCTTAATGTATGGGCTGGTATCAACGCGCATGGGAAATCAGTTGCGCTTCAGCAATGTGCTCTGCACTGGGCCCTACAAGGTAAGAAAACTGCCATCTGGTCACAGGAGATGCCGTGCGAAACGGTCTACGCGAATCTTATTAGACAAGCGACCGGCGTTCCTAAACCGACAGAGCTCTTTCATGCGTTAGTAGCGCAGTGGCTTAACGACTGGGTTATGGTGTGGCACCAACCTAGCATGCGGTTCGAGGATGTCTTCACGTTCCTCGACGAGGCAAAGAAACAAGATATAAGTCATGTAATTATAGACAATCTCACATCAATTGGATTAACTTCCGACAATCTGTGGATGCATCAGAGGGAGCTGATCGTCCATCTTAAAAAGGCCTGTATGGAACTGGGTTTGGTGATACATGTTGTACATCACATCCGCAAACTGGATTCAGAGAAGAGTCAACCAGACAAGTTCGACGTGGTAGGTTCTGGTGACATAACTAACTTAGCTGATAATGTTTTCATAGTAAATCGTAATATTCAAAAGCAAGAGATGGTAGCTGAAGGCCTTGGATCCATGCCTATAAGCTCGTCTGATATGCGTCCGTGGTCAGAACTATCAGATGGACTTATATCAGCTGTAAAGGTACGGTATGGGCAACCATGTCGTATAAAACTGTGGTGGAATCAAATAGGACCGGACACGGGAGCGTTCACAGACGGAGCATCAGCACCATCTATTGTATACTTCAAGGCACCGGAAGATATGGAGTATGACCAGGAGATACCATTCTAATGAGAACTGACAATTGGAAAAATGTAGAACGTGGAGTTGCTAAGCTATTTGGTGGGACACGAACCGGTTCTAATGGGGAGAGTAGACGAGATGTAGAGCATCCAGTCTTCTCAATAGAGGTCAAGCATAGGAAATCCTTCCCAGACTGGCTGCACTCAGCCTATGGGCAGGCTGATCGTGAAAAAGAGCACAGGATACCCATAGTAGTCCTCCATGAGAGATATACAAAGTTCGAAGACGCCTATGTCGTGATTAAAGCAGAGCACTTTTGTAAGCATTATAAGGATATTCCTATTCAGGATTCAACCAAAGAGGCTGATTCTAGTATAATAGAACCTTCAAATAAAGGAGACATAAATGGCTCGTACGTTCACAAATGAGAACAATTATCCGCATTGGTTGTATCATACCCTTACCACGAATAACTATTCAAAGGGAACTCGTCCCAGTGATATCTCTGTAACAAGACTGATAGATAGTCCTCAAGTAAATCAATTACGGTTTGAACATGCAAATGAACTCGTCGAAGATGTTAGAGACCGGGTTTGGTCTATTTGGGGAACAGCAGTGCATCACGTGGTTGAAAATACTAACGAAAGTAATTCAGATGTATTAACAGAGAAGCGATTCTACAACGATTATGATGGTAAAGTAGTTACAGGACAGATTGACGTTTATGACATGTCATCTAAAATACTATACGATGTTAAAACGGTCAGCGCCTGGAACTTAGTTAACGGTTATAAAAAGTCGTGGGAGTATCAACTTAATGTTTTAGCTGATCTTATGGTGGCTAATGCTTGGAAGGTCAAGGGTTTAGCTATTGTAGCTATAGCTCGCGACTGGAATGCTAGGCAAGCTTCTGATGTAGAGACATATCCCGACCATGCAATGACAGTGGTTGATATTCCACTGTGGATACCTTCTATACGCAAAAAGTATATAGATCAGCAGTTAAGCAGACATTTCAAAGAGAAACATTACTGTACGCCTGAAGAAAGATGGCAGTCAGAAGAGAAATGGGCGGTGATGAAGCACGGACGTAAGAATGCATTGAAGTTATTTGATGCTGAAGGTGCGGCAGGAGATTATTTGAACGACTTGATTGATCCTCAAAAAGCTTACATAGAGCACAGAGAGGGATCACCCAAGCGGTGTTGGTCGTACTGCAATGTACGAAATTTTTGTCCACAACTAAGAGCCGAGAGGCAGGAGAAGCGCTAATGGCAGGAAAGCAAGCATTTGATAACACTAACAAGGGAAGGTTTTTCCTCAACGAGAGGAAAACGGCTAAAGATCCCGCACTATCTGGACCAGGTAATTATAATGGGACAGATATGCGAGTAGCAGCATGGATCAATCCAAACGAAGATGCCGATAATAATAAGGTTTGGAAGGCATTTGATTACCTTGCAGAAAATGCGGTAATTAATATGAGGTTCTCAGAACCTAAGAAAAAGGGAGCTGGTCATAACAGCGGTACTAGCGATATGGATGACGACCTACCCTTCTAACTGACGCAGTTGTTTAGTATTTATGGGGCGGGGTCTACTTTAGGCCCTGCCTCTTTTTTTCTTTCGCCTTAGAGGGCGATTCTGGAGCTCTAGGACATGCATATTACGCCGTATCAACAGTTCATACATAAGAGTAGATATGCTAGGTATCTACCAGATCAACAACGCAGGGAATCCTGGGAGGAAACTATTGGACGCTATATCGATTTTTTTGATACTCGCTTGGGTAGCAATCACCTTGAACGATTTAAACCCCTTATTGTAGGGATGGAAGTAATGCCCTCGATGAGGGCTTTAATGACGGCCGGGAAGGCCTTGGAGAAAGACCATGTGGCTGGATACAATTGTGCTTATACTGCTGTTGATAGCTTGCGCGCTTTCGATGAGTGTCTCTATATTCTTATGTGTGGCACAGGTCTGGGGTTCAGCGTTGAAAGACAACACATACAGAAGCTCCCGGTCATTGCAGAGGACTTTCATGAAACAGACACAGTTATAGTCGTCCGAGACTCTAAAATCGGATGGGCTAAAGCGTATAAAGAGCTGATAGCCTTTTTGTTTCAAGGGTTAATACCCAAATGGGACTTATCTAAGATCCGTGCAGCAGGTGAACCACTGGTTACATTCGGTGGTCGTGCCTCTGGCCCAGAACCTTTAGATGAGTTATTCAAGAAAACCATTCATGTTATATCTAGTGCCCGAGGCGATCAGCTAACTTCATTAGAATGTCATGATATTATGAATTATATCGGAGAGGCAGTAGTAGTCGGCGGGGTAAGACGCACCGCTGAAATATCATTAAGTAATCATTCAGACGAAAGGATGCGTAATGCAAAGATGGGCAACTGGTTCATGGAGAACCCCCAGAGGGCATTAGCTAACAACTCTATATGTTACACAGAACGTCCAGATGTTAGTGCGTTTATGCGAGAGTGGTCAGCCATCTACGAATCACGATCAGGTGAAAGAGGTATTTTTAATAGACGAGCCTGCCAAGCCATGGCTCCAGAGAGGAGAGACAAAGAGTGGGATTTCGGAACTAATCCGTGTTCGGAAATAGTTTTGAGGTCCAAGCAGTTCTGTAATCTATCCGAAGTGGTAGCTAGATATAATGACACCATGGAAACACTTAAAGTAAAAATGAAAGTGGCAACCATGTTAGGTACCGTGCAGG